AGTCAGTTAGACTTCCTTACCTAGGAAAATTTCATGTCTTAGAATCTAGACTTAAATATCTTCAGAAGAATGAGAGATCTAATAACAGTAAGTAATAAAGTAGTTGTACCAAGCACCTACGCACTCACCATTAATGAATTTAAAGGTTTGAAAGGAAAAGAGCTATCTGCTGTATACTTTTACGCAGACCACAGATCTCCCTTTGCTGTATATGAAGAGGATGAAAGAATGAGTAAGATTAGTCAAGATCTTAAAATAAAGTTTACAACAAAAATAAAAAGTGCAATCGATAAGTATATAGAATTATCAGAGACTTCTGCTATAAAACTTCTTAAGTCTGCACGTATGTCTGTAACTAAATTAGAGAAGTACTTTCAAACCATAGATTTACAACTCATTGATGATAATGGTAAACCAATATATCACGCTAAAGACTTAATAGCTAATCTATCAAATATGAGTAAAGTTATAAATGGGTTAGAAGAGCTTGAAGAGTTAGTGCAAAAACACGAACAGAAAGACAACCCTAACCGTGGTGGAGTCGTTACTAATAAGTACTCACAATAATGTTTAAGGATAGTCAGAAATATTCTCCCGCGGCAACAAAGTATCTTGAGTACGGATTTTATACAGATGCTATTCCTGGGACTAAAGAATATTATGAGCATTGGGATAATGAAAGACAAAGATGTCTACAAGGATATTTAGATGTAACCGGGTATCATTATTTCTATTTAAACTATTGTCCTATCGATCGAGTTGTAGATGCCTACTTAACAGATGGTACGAAAATTGCAAGAAGAGATAGGACCTTTCCTGCCTTTTATGATGGAGATCATCAATACTTTAATGCTGTAGATGAGTGTAGAAAGACTAATAAACATATGGTGGTTCTAAAAGCACGGCGTAAAGGTTTTTCATACAAAGCTGGAGCTATGCTGGCAAGGAATTACTTTCTAATGCGTAATAGTAAAAACTATGTCTTTGCATCACAAAAAGAATATTTAATTGGGGACGGTCTTTTGTCAAAGGCTTGGGAATTCTTAAGTTTTATTGATGATAATACTGCATGGACTCAGCCTAGATTAAGAGACAGAGAAATGTCTAAGATGTCTGGGTATAAAAAGAATGTAAATGGGGCCGATGTAGAACTTGGGATGAAGTCACAAATAATTGGGGTATCTCTTAAAGACAATCCAGACAAAGTGCGTGGTAAAGCCGGGGATCTTATTTTCTTTGAAGAAGCAGGTTCTTTTGGGGGATTACTTAAAGCGTGGGAAGTAGCAATGCCTACTATGCGTCAAGGATCTAAAACGCTTGGAACTATGATAGCTTTTGGTACCGGTGGAGAAGAAGGTGCGGGTTTTGAAGGAATGGAAGAAATATTTTATCACCCAGAGTCATATGATTGTATGGCTTTTGATAACACATGGGATGCAGGAGCTATGGGAACACAATGTGGATACTTTGTCCCAATACAACAAAACTTAGATGGGTTTATAGATGAAAATGGTAATTCACAGGTAGAAGAAGCTAAACAACATGAGGAGATACAAAGGGAAAAGAAAAAAGGGGCTAATGACCCAAAGGCACTTGACCAGTATATCGCGGAGCACCCGTTCTCCCCACAAGAGGCAACGTTACAAGTTACAGCAAATCTTTTTGATGTTAATTCTCTTAAAGAGCAGTATAACAAAATTAAAGTTCATGGACTTGCGTCTGAAGGAACCCCGGGTGTAATGTATTACAATAAAGATGGTAAAACATCTTTTCGCCCGTCCACTGAAGTACATCCTATATATAAATTCCCACATAGAAAAGGAGATAAAATAACTGGGGCAATAGTTTTATATGAAGCACCTTTTAAAACAAAAGAAGGAGAAGTCCCACATAATTTGTATATTGTATGTCATGACCCATATGCTCAATCAAAATCTACAAGTAATGAATCGCTTGGAGCAGCATATGTAATTAAACGACCTAATAACCTATCCAAACCGGATGATATAATAGTAGCTAGTTATGTTGGGAGACCTAAAACACAAGATGAATACAACAGAAATCTATTTATGTTGGCGGAATACTACAACGCTAAAATCGGATTCGAGAACGACCGTGGAGAGCTTATTGCTTACGCGAAAAGATATCGCAAACTACATAAGTTACAGGAGGAGTTTGAAATGCTGGATAAAAAGGAATTACGGTCCAGGAACGTAAGAAGACAATATGGTATGCATATGACAGAACAACGTAAACGTCAAGGAGAACTTTATATCAGAGATTGGTTAATCACACCTAGATATACAGATGAGGATGGGAATGTTACTCTAAACATGCATAAAATATATGATAGTGGCCTTTTACAAGAATTAATTAAATTTAATCATAAAGGCAACTTTGACCGAGTAATGTCGTTTATGGTAGGAATGTATCATACGCGAGAGTTATATAATAGAGAGGTAGTAGAAATTTTAGAAGATCGATCAGCGGATGAATGGTTTAATCAGATTTATAAGTAATTTTGCATAGATGTACGGGACCCATCAAATACCAAAACAACGCATACCACTAAAGCAGAAAACAGAAAAGTGGAGAAAAGAATGCGTAGATGCTTTCATTAATTTATCTAAGTTTGGTTTGTCAGACCGACGAAGCAGACTTAAGACATTATATGAATATTACAATGGTAATATCCATGATGATGACTATAAATATGTACTAAAACCTTATGGAAAGACTAGAGCAAACTTCCCATCTAAACTTAGGAACTACCCAATCATTAAACCAATCATTGATCTTCTGCTGGGCGAGAAATCAAAACGTCCATTAAATTTTACAGTAACTGTAAAAAATGCAGATTCAGTTTCTCAAAAGGAAGAAGCTAAGAAACAAGCTCTTTTAGTTCAAGTACAAAAAATGTATATGAATGAGCTTGCTAAGAATCCAGATTTTAATTTTGAAGAGCAAGAAGTTCAACTCCCGCAACAAATACAAGAAGAGTTTGATAGGAGTTATGTAGATAATAGAGCCATTATTGGTCAAAAATCTATTAACTATATCATGCATCAAGAGGAAGTACATGATAAGTTTCAAAAAGCTTTCTTTCATTATTTAGTTACTGGGGAAGTGTACTCACATAAAGGAGTACGACGTAAAGAACCTTTTTATGAAATACTTAATCCTTTAGATATTGATTATGACAAAGATCCGGATTTAGAATTTGTAGAAGATGGGGATTGGGCTATTGTTAGAAAATTTTGTCATGCCTCTACTATTATTGATACGTTTGGGGATTACTTAAAACCAGAGCAAGTTTTAGAATTAGAAAATCCAAAGCATGAATCTACTGAGTCTTATCTACTTTATCGTTCAGAAGCTAGTGGTGCTGATGGTAATATTGCACGTAATAGACTTATAGAAGTAGTTACGGTATATTGGAAGAGTAGAAAACGTATTGGATTTGTTGAATATACTGATGAGAATACAGGTATGTTAGAAATGCTTCAAGTAGAAGAAGGATATAGGATGCCTGAAGATATGAAAAAAGCTAATGCTAAGCTTAAGTGGGAGTGGGTCAATGAAGTATGGGAAGGTACTAAAATTGACGGGAGATTTTATATACGCATGTCCCCTATAGCAAATCAACGCACTTCTTTAGATAATCCATCTATCTGTAAAATCCCAGTAAATGGGAGAAAATATTCTGATATTAATGCTGAAAATATTTCATTAGTATCATTGGGTATACCCTTTCAATTAAACTACAATATATTTAAATATAGAATGGAGCTTGCAATTGCACGAAGCAAAGACATTATAGCTCAATTTGATATTAATATGATCCCAAAGAAATGGGATATGGATAAGTTCATGTACTTCGTAGAAGGAACTGGAATTGCTTGGGTAGATTATAATAAAGAAGGGATACAATTATCCCCACAACACCAATCGGTGTTAGATATGTCAATTAAAACTATTGACCAGTACCTAGGACTCTTAGAATCTATCATGCAAGAATGGGAAAAGATTTCAGGAGTTAATAGACAGCGTCAAGGAAGTATAGGAACTTATGAAGGAAAAGCAACATCTCAACAAGCAATTGTTCAATCCTCGCACATTACTGAAGATATTTTCCGCAAATTCTCTCGCTTTGAACAAAGAGACCTCCAAGGCCTTTTGGATTATTCTAAAGAAGCATGGATCACTGGTAAAAAAGCGATGTACGTAATGCCTGATATGAATACTCAATTCTTAGAACTTGATGCATTTCAGCATATGGAAAGTGAATATGGGGTATTTATTTCAGATACTGGTAGAGACCAAGATAAGCTTGAGCAAGCTAAAGGTTTAGCACAATCAATGATTCAGAACGGAACACCAGCTTCTGCAGTTTTAGATTTATTCGATACTGAAAATTATACCGGTATTAAAGATAAGATTACTAAAGCAGAGAATGCACAAAAAGAACTTGATCAAGCACAACAGCAAGCGCAACAGGCAGCAGCAATTGAGCAACAAAAAACTCAACAGATGCAAGTAAAACAACAAGCTATTGATTCTGAAAAAGATAGACAACTGGCAATTGAACTTGCTTTGATTAAGGCAGAAGCTTCGGATAACGAAGACAAACTTCAAATAGATTTAGAGAAGATGCAAAGACAATTTGAATTGAAAGAAAGAGAACTCGACCTTAAGCAACAAGCATTAGATAAAGAAGGAGACTTGACACCCGACGGGCAATGACCAATCAAGAACGTAGACAACTATTAGATAAATTTAGAGCTTCTGATATGGAAGGCTCTATTCTTGATGTATTCAAAGCTTATGAACAAGGTGTAGATCTTCTCGAAGAACATTCTAGGTCTCAGGCTGAAGCAGAAAATCCTGTCACTCTTATGGGCCCCCAACAACAGAAAGAGGGCCTGAGACCTTTTCATGCAGCTGGGGATTTAGATCGTTCAGCAGTTTTTAAAGATGTAGCTCCTAATACTCCATTTAATACTCATGGGATGAAAACTCCCATTAATATAGATAAGTATAATGAACAAGGGCATCTTGTAGAATCACATAGAAGTATTCCTCCCGGTGTAAGTAATATCCCAACAGGACCATACAGAGGTGACGTAATAGAAACCCCAGCTAAAGGTTATCAAACAGGGGGATTTAAAGAAAATGATTTTACATACGGAGATTGGGAAGAAACAGATAGAAAAGTAGATCCAATTACAGGTGATACAACAATAAGCGAAAAAAGATCTGGAGAGCGCGATGTTGAGTATTCAAAGAGAGGTCTAAATTGGGACGTAGCTTACGAGAGGTGGTTAGGCAAAGGTAATAAAGGTACTTTTGGGGAGTTTAAAATTAAAGCTAATAAGTGGAAGGAATCACAGACGCAGAAAGAATTTGACACACAGAATAGAGAAAGAATAGAATTAGGATTAAAACCTTTAACTTCTAAATCCGCAACACTTATAGAGCAACCTGAGATTTCAAAAGAATTAGTTAAAAAGTCAAAAGCCATTCGACCTCCAGGGGAAACTGTAATACCGCATGAAAGTACTGTGGGAGAGGTCGAGAGTCCTTTTAACGTTAATAGCGTTACCACTAATGAAGTAAACTCTAGAAAGAATAATAAAAATAAAGAAAAGGTTAAATCTACTTTTAAAGAGGATACCACGATCACTAATGACGAAGGGTCAACTAATTTGAAGCTTAAAACAGTAGATAAAGGGGGGAAGGAAAAATATAGAGAGGTGTTTAAGATATACGACTCCGAGGGAAATCTTTTAGCTAAAGATGTAGATAAAACAAACATTCTAGGTAACCCCGTACTCAGAACCCGTATAACAGGTAAGGGAAAAGAAGCTGGTTATAGAAGAGGAGGCGTTAAAAAAGGAAAAGGAGGCCCTGCAGAAGAAACACCTGCTTTAAAACATACTTGGGATATTGGGGCTGCTTTAACAGGCCCTAACACACATAAAGCTCGTAAAGAGCAAAAAGCAGATATAATGAGTTACCAAGTAGCTAATTATATGACAGAAATGATGGATCCTGAAGGAAAGTGGAGAACAGAATCTGATCCTCGAGCTAAGAATTTTATAGAAAATACACTATTTCAAAATGTAGGGGCACAACATGCAGACTCTGTTAATACACCATGGAGTGCTGCAACAGTAAGTCATTTTGCTAAAACATTCGATCCTGATTTTCAAACCAGTGCCCTTCATGCAGACTATATAAATCGTGCCTTTAATAGAGATGGGAATTATAGAGTTCGTAAAACTAATAGAGGTTCGTATGAAGTTGGGGATATTTTATTTCGTGGTAGAGAGGAAACTAAAGATTGGAAATTAAAAGATTATAAGAGAGCTGCTAGAAAAGGTAAACGATATGCATCTCATTCAGATATTATAGTAGGGACAGGTACTGATGAAAAAGGAACGTACTATGAAGTAATAGGTGGGAATAGAGGAGGAACTGAAGAAGGTACACAAAAAACTAAATTAGAGAGACTATATGTCGATGATATTAATCGTAAATATACAGGCTCTATGATAACAGGAAGAAGAGCTAATATCCCGGAACCTAGAGTAGCTCAAGATACTTCTTATCAAACTGGGGGATGGAGAGAAATACCTGAATCTTCAGTTTCAGAATCTACAAAACCTCATGGTTATACCAAACCAAAAGTACCTGGGATAGATTATACCCCAACTACAAGATTATCTAGACCCGCAGGATTTTATCAAGCTCCAGATGCTGATGAAAGTAAAGTAGGGTGGTTAGAAATGGCTGCTAATCCTATGGCGACTATGAAGTTTTATCAGAAAAATCCTCAAATGACTGCTAATTGGAGCAGTTGGGATAGAAACAATTCGCATAATTATCATGAACCATTTAGACGACCAACTAAAGAAGAGTTTGGGGCGCCTGGACAATTTGGGGGTAAAAGTAAATCAGCTCATGATATGGCTTTGGATATAGTTAATCCTGCTGCATGGGTAGATTATGCTGGAAAATCATTAGGCTCTCTTGCACAAGGAAATGTACCAGAAGCTGCAGCATATGCACTTGGGGCTTTACCTTCTGTTCCTATGTCTTCAATGACTAAACCTATTAAACAAACTATTGTTAAAGGGGGTCAAGGTGCATATCAAACAGGAATGAAATATGCTCCAACCTTTACTACAAATACTAAGAGAGGTGTTGACAAGTTCGTAAATAAACTTCCTGAATATACATCTAGAGCTACTATTAAGCCTGCTACAAGTAAAATTTATGATAAATTCTTAGACACTCAAGTAGGTACAAAAATAGGAATGTATTTACCAGGACATCTAGGCAATCGGGCTATGGGTAGAAGAGGTGCAGAATTTATGCGTAAACATGAAGGTAGAATAATTAGGGAATATCAAAGTCCTGAAGCTGTAAGAAGAATGAAAGCGGAATTTGCTCAAGCTCGAATAGATAGAGGTTTACCTCCGTTATCAGATTATCAAATGCATGCTCTTGTTAGTAATAGACAATCTGTTATAAGAGGTGCTTTGTATAATAATAAAAATAGGACTATGGATGAGTCCTATAATGCAATACAGAATAATCGTAGGGTTGCACGTGAAAATGACCTTAAAGGTAATTGGGGGTATTCAATGGGTCCACAGTATAATACTAAAGGTGAGTACATAAATCCAGTAGCTTTTCAAGCTCGAAATAATGCACATTACTCTTATAGTGGGGGTTTAAATATTGATACACCTTTAGGTAATTTATCTCGAGGTAATAAAAATTTAAAAATGGCTGATGGAGTTAGATTAGATCCACTTCGCAGACGCGAATTAACTGAACTTATTCCCAAAAAAGGATCTGAAGATATAGTTAATAATATGCCTTTTGCTACAGGTAGAGGAACTACTGGTCAAGTATACCTTGGTAGAGACTATATGAATTTGAATACTTTAGAACATGAACTCGGGCATGCTTGGCAGATGGGAGGTCGTACACCTTTAGATAAACGTTTACAAATGATGACTAAAGAGAGAGCATTAACTGAAAGGGAATTACAACAATTATCTCAAGGAAGTTTATCTCACTATACTCCTAAAGGATACTTTATGACTGGGTCTCAAGGAAAAGAAGCTGTACCATTTGGTTTAGAGACTAGACAATATTTAAGAGATAAAGGGTTCTTAACTACTAGACACCAGAATATTACTGGAGATATATTAGACCAAGCTTTTAGAAAAATGAAGGGAAAAGGCTCAGACGTATATGCTGGGATGAAACTGGGCAGCGAGGGAAGCAGATTACTTTCTTTTGCTGATGGGCTGGGACATTTAGAAAAATTTCATTATTTCTCTAATTTAGCAAAGCTTATGAATAGATTGCCTGTAGCAATACCTGCTGCTGGGGCGGCGGGAGTAATAGCTACTCAGGGGGAAAAGAAAGAGAGTGCGATATAATAATAGAAGATATAAAAAATAATTTTATAAATAAATAAACCTAAACACTTAATATTTTTGTAATATGCAAACACCAGACGATAAATTAGATATTAGTTCAATTTCTTTCGATGATATGATAGGAGATGGACTAGAAACGGTTCCTCAAGACGTTGAGGAAAATAAACCGGATGACGTAGAAGTAGATAAAGAGACAGTAATGAAAGAGCTCGATGACGAAAGTTATAGAGACGAAGATGAGACAGATGAATATTATGAAGACGGCGAAGAAGATGCCGAAGATGATGTTGCACTCGAAGATCTTCCCATTGCTGAACAAATCTCAGAAACTCTAGGAATTGAATTAGAGTATGATTATGATGATACTGTACAAGGACTTACAAATTTTGTAAGAGACATGTCTCAAGAAGTTGCTGAAGACCAACTGCAAGGTTTGTTTGATGAATATCCTGAAGTACAAAGACATCTTGATTTTGTTATGGCAGGAGGAGATCCAGAACAATTTTATGCTAGCCATAATCCACAATCGGATTATAATAACATACAAATATCTGAAGGAGATATCTCTCTACAAAGAGCAATGCTTGGGGAATACTTTCAAGCTATGGGGCATCCCGATGACTTTATTATAGAATCTTTAAATGATTTTGAAGAATCTGGAAAGTTATACGGTAAATCAATTGCTGCTCAAAAACAATTAGTTATAGCTCAAGAAGAGCAAAGAGAAGCATTGTATGACCAACAATTAGAGCATCAAGAAGAACAAGCAGCACAAAATGCAGAGTTCTGGGAAGATGTAGCTGATACTATTGAGGATGGAAATGAATTCGCAGGTATACGCATACCTGATAATGATAAACAAGAGTTTTATAATTATATATCAGATCCGATAGATGATTATGGAAATACTCAAAGAGACTTAGATTACGCTGAAGCTGATATGGATATTAAATTAGCTATTGATTATCTAATGTATAGTGGTTTTAATCTAGGAGATATTATTGATACGAAAGCTCGTACCAAAAGTGTTGAAGGTTTAAGAGCACGTATTCAAGGTAATGAAGACAGAGTTAAGAGTGCACGTAAGGCTCAGCGTAGACAAAAAACATTTGATCCAGATGAACTGGACATAAACGCGCTTTTTTAAAGATAAGCAACTAACTTTTAAATATATATAATCATGGCATTGACTAACGTACTAAAAACGTACTACAATGATTCGCAGATGACTGACACCAATTCGTTGGTCAATGCGTTGATGGA